GTTACGTTTTCAATCCACAGAAACAAATGTTGTTTCAAGGTATTGACTTTAGAACATTCGATATGTCATTTACATTTACACCATATTCAGCAAAAGAAGCTGAAGATGTTAAACAAATTATCAAAATGTTTAGAAAGTGGGCTGCACCAGCTGCATCAACTGCTTTTGCAGGTATGTTTTGGGTGCCACCTGCATATTTTAATATTGATTTCCGTTTCCAAGGCAAAACAAATACGAATCTACCAAGATTGCAAAAATGTGTGGTTGAATCAATTGATGTAAACTATGCACCAAATGGATGGACAGCACATACAGATGGTGCACCGGTACAAAGTATTGTGAACATCACATTTAAAGAAATTATCTTGGTTGACAGAGCATCAATCGAGGCAGGATACTAATGCAATACTTTAATTCTTTACCAAAAATAAGATACGTGGACCAAAACAACGTTACCACAGTCTATACAAATTTGATGGCAAGAGCAAGTGTAATACCAAGTGTATTAAATAATGCTCTGGTTTATTATAGTTATGATGTACAAGACGGTGATACTCCTGAAATTATTGCTTACAAATATTACGGAGATATCAATCGTTTTTGGATTGTTTTATATTGTAATCAATTAAATGATCCACAATGGGACTGGCCATTAAGTTCAAATAAATTTCAAAAATATATTTTAAACAAATACAATACTAATAATTTAAATTTTACACATCATTATGAAAAAATTACCACACAAACAAATATAAACACAAATACAACAACCGTTGAAACTGAAACAATTTCACAAGAAGTTTACAACAGTTTGCAACCTAATACAACAAGTACATATACATTAGGTTCAGAAATAATTCAGGTAAATGTTGCAAAAAAGGTAGTTACAAATTATGAATATGAAACTACTTTAAATGAATCAAAAAGAAACATAAAGATATTGAATAAGATTTATGCTGATACATTAGAAGCACAATTTTTAGAATTGATGAAGTAATATGGCTGAAGATAATAGCGCACCAGCAGGTGGACCAAGATATGCACAAGACTTCAATTTAGAAGCAGTGGATATTATTACCGATTATGGTGATGTTTTTAAATTAAAGCATTTGGTAATTGAATTGTCTTTTTTTGAGGACATATACTCTTTTGCTTGTTCTGGTAATGTTGTTTTACGTGATGCTGTCGGTATTATCGAAAAACTCAGATTAGATGGTTCAGAATTTATTGAGATTATCTACGGAAAATCAAAAAATCAATCATCAGAATATAAAAATTCAAGAAAATATAGATTATATAAGGTTGGTAATAGAAAACCAGCTGGCAATAAAAACTCCGAATTCTTTACAATGTATTTTTCATCGGAAGAATTGTTTTTGTCGGAACAACTGAAGATTTCTAAATCTTTCAAAGGAACAGTAATATCCGACATTATAAGTAGTTTACTTTTGGATGAATTCAATGGATTAAAAGTTAATCCCAAAAAAGTCAAATACATACAACAAACATATGGTGTTTATGATTTTGTTATACCTAGAATAAAACCATTTGAAGCAATAAGTTGGTTATCAACATATGCAAGGCCAGATATTAATGGTGGTGCAGATATGTTATTCTATGAGACAAACGATGGATTTTACTTTCAATCAATACAATCAATGTTTGCGGATACTCCTTATGCAACATACAAATATCAACCATCGGACCTGAATTATGGTAGCAGAGCTGAAAATATGTTTAACATTCTGGATTATGAATTCGTAAAAACATATGACACTCTAGAAGCAACAAATTCTGGTATGTATGCCAACAGATTGATTTCAATTGATCCAATTAAAAGAACAAAGACGGTTACAAATTTTAGTAAAGATGAATTGGGATATACACAATCAGGTTCAGCAATCAATAGATTTGGTAAACACCAAACACAAATGTATGAAAGTTCTTTGAAATTGGCATTTAGTAATGCAAATCAAATCGACCAAGAATATATAAGTCAAAAACCGGATGGCGTGGCCAAAGACATATACATAGAGACATACGTGCCTAATAGGACTGCACAAATTGCCTTGTCGAATTACACGTTGATGAAGGCAATAATACCTGGAGACAGTAGTATAACAGCAGGAAGAACAGTTAATATTTTGTTATATTCTTTAGGCACGGAAGGCACACCAACAGCAGCCACAAGACAGAAAGATGAATATTTTTCAGGCATATATCTTGTAACTGCTGTTAGGCATATTATACAAACACAAGGTACATATCAAACTGTTTTGGAATTAGCAAAAGAAAACACTAAATTGAAATATCAAGACCAATCATACTTGGGAGCAGTGAATGAGTAGTAATTTTATAGGCAAAGATGGATTTATTTGGTGGATAGGCATTAATGAATTCAGAGGTGATCCGTTGGGCCTAGGTAGATGCAAGGTTAGAATTTTTGGTTGGCACACCGACAACAAAATAGATTTACCAACGGAAGATTTGCCTTGGGCTCTTCCAATGTATCCTATTAATCATTCAAAATCATTTTCATCACCTATGTTGGGTGAGTGGATTGTAGGGTTTTTTATGGATGGTGAATCAGGTCAGGCACCGGTGATGATGGGTGTTTTACCTGGATTAGAAAAAGAACCAGACCAAACAACACAAGAGTATATTTAAAATGGCAGATACAGTAGAACCAACAGGACCAGAAGCAAAAGATTTACCAATAGTTGGTAATGAAAATCTGAAACCACCTCCTGGTGCAGAGAATGATGGCCGTGTTCCAGGAACACCAACAATACCGATGTGTGCAAGAAGTGTTGTTACTGGAACAAGTAGAGGTAACAACAATAAAAAATTGGCTCACGTTTGTAGTTTTATTGATGAAATGAGAAAAAACATATATCTGAAAAAATTCATCAAATCTACAGCACAAGCAATTAGAGAACAAATCCGTAATATTTTGAAGATACTTGGTTTGAGTGATAAGTCAGGTGCATTTGCAGCAATTTCAGCCAAACTCAAAGAAGCGGCTCGTTGGTTGAAAACGGTGCAGAAATTCTTAAAAGACGTTATTGATTTTGAGAGATATGTACTAGCATACGTTACAAAAATTAGAGCCATTATTGCTTGGATACGTTCTTTGCCCGCTAGATTCTTAGCATTATTAGCACAATGTTTGGCCAAATTCCTAAAACTGGTTGGTAGTGTTTTGACAGATTTCTGGCAAGAATTGACAGCCGGATCAGACAGTGGTTTGGGAGAGTTAGTTAGTTCAGCAAAAACACTCGCAAACGAAACAATTAAAACTGTTCAATTAGCAGGCACAGCAGCTGCGGGAGTAGTTGTTATTGCTGGAGCAGCGACAACAGGATTATTGGTGCCAACTTCTGCTGCAGAAGTTTCGGCAGCAAATAGAACGATTGCAAATTACAATGCAACTTTACCAACAGCAGAAAATGTATCCGCTCAGGCAGTTGTACCGAACCAAAACAAATCTACACCTTAAATTATGTCTGAAATTAATTCACCCCCAATAGAAAATACGTGGACAGAACCAGAGTCTGCTGCAAACACATATTACCAACCAATATATCCTTACAATAATGTACAGCAAACTGAAGCTGGACATAAATTTGAAATGGACGACACGCCAACCAGAGAACGTGTGTGTTTATCGCATAGGTCAGGAACATTTATAGAGATGCATCCGAATGGTGATGAAGTACACAAAGTTTATGGCAACGGATTCACAATCATCGTTTCAAATAAAAACATATTAATTGGTGGTGATTGTAATATTGAGATTGAAGGTAACTGCAACCTGAACGTTCTAAAAGACATGAATGTACAGGTAGGTGGAAATTATAACTTACAAGTCAGAGGTGAGACAAACATTAGGTCTGTTGGTGATGTAGATATTTTAGGTGATGCTGATGTAAGAATTACGGCTGATGAAAATTTTGGTGGTACCATGTATCTTGGTGCTGCTGACCATATATCCATAGCATCCGATTTGAACGTTGGTGGTTCGATACATGCAGACATGATTAATGCTGAATCTAGAGTTACCGCAGGCACAGGTGTTTTTGCAGGATTTGATGGATTCACAACATCTGGTGGTGTATCTGCTGGATTTCCAACACCAGCGACACCTATTGCAGTTCCTGGTCAAATTAATGCACTAGGTAGTGTGTATGCTGCGGTTTCAGTAAATGCGCCTTTGGCCAATTTCTCATTGGCAAGAATTGGTGTTATGGATGCAGTATTAATGTCAGATAAAATCAATACAGCTATATTTGACACACACATTCATGGAAACGGCAATAACGGATTTCCAACAACAAACCCATTCACGCCCTTTGTAGGAGTATAATTATGACAGCAGTGGCAAATGCAGCGGGAGTTTTTCACTCTTTTGGATACAGTTTTGATGATCCAAATGGACACATACAAGAACTATCACAAGACACAATAGAACATTTGGATGCTATGCCTCCTTTTATTACGGATTGGCAAGCACAAGATATTGCAAATAAAGATTTCGATGGTTATTATCAAAATCCTATGCAAAGCATCACTATGTTAATATATCAAAATGCCAATGCAATTAGTGAACTTGCAAATACCGGAAACGGAGTATTAAATTTAGTAACTGTTCGCAATTCAGCAACACAATTAAGAAGTAATGCACAAGAGTTTTTATCACACACAAGTAGACTGTCTGGTTTAACTCCATATGTTGGAACAGATGATATTAATCCCTACCTTGATATGGCCATGAGTTTTGGTAGAACAGCAATGTATATCACTCAACAAACCGATGGTATCACAAACAATGCACCTATTATGGGTAGTTTTACTAGTTTGATGATTGAACCACAACTCATTGCAAACAATAACACACTGTTAACCTACAAAAATCAAATTCAAGGCAGCATTAATGTGTCATTTGACATAGTTTTGCAAGAAAATGTACACAATTCAAATTTGACAAATCAACAAATTACAACTATAAACACACATATTAATAATTTGAATAATTACATGCAAACCAGAAGAATAGCTGATATTAATTTCTACAATAATGTAAAATATTTCATTGAAGGATACAATAAAACCAAGAAACTGAATAATATGGGTGAAACTGAGAAATACTTGATTATGAATTTGATTGGTACCGAAAAGGCCAAGACAAGAATTGCATAATTGCCGAAATTTCGAATTTTTGCGTTCCGGCCCAAGAATTTTCTCCCACAGCTTCAAAAGTCCAAAAAAGCGTTTTACTCCTAGACATAAATAAAAGATGGCAACCATACAAACTTTACAAAAACTCTACTCCGATATAGACTTCACACTCGCCAAGAGACCTGTGTTGAATGATATCGCTTTAAGTTATGATAATCAGGCCATCATCCGTTCAGTGAGAAACATATTATCAACAAAAAAGTTTGAGAAACTATGGAATCCAGATTTTGGATCTAATATAGACACCCTTTTATTTGAAAATATCTCCAGTGTTACGGCTGCGGCTTTAGAAAAAGAGATTTCAGTTGCAATTGAAAACTATGAACCTAGGGTAAATATGAAAAATGTAGTGGTGACACCATACATCGACAAAAATGCTTATGATGTTACACTAACATTTTATATAGCAAATGCAACACAACCAACTACTGTAACAGTTTTTTTAGAGAGAAACAGATAAAATGGCAGGTGCTAATTCAAACTTCAACATAACCGAACTAGATTTTGGTTCAATCAAAGACAGTTTAAAGAACTATATGAAGGACAATGGTGTCCTTAATGATTATAATTATGAAGGTTCTGCAATTTCCACACTCCTAGATGTATTAGCATACAATACGCAGTATAATGCATATTACTTGAACATGGTTGCAAATGAAATGTTTTTGGATACTGCATTGCAAAGAAATTCAGTGGTTTCTCAAGCAAAACTATTAAATTATACACCGAAATCAGCAATTGCACCATCAGCCACAATCAATTTGAGAATAAATGGTGTAACAGATTCGACTATAACTTTACCAAAATATACAAACTTTCTTTCAGAAGCAATTGATGGCATCAATTATAATTTTGTAAATACAGATGCACATACTGTGGATGTTGTTAATGGTGTCGCACAATTTAATAACCTAACACTGAAACAAGGCAGACCACAAATAAATTCATTTCTGGTAGACACTGGAACAAATCCAAAAAGTCTATTCAAGTTACCAGACACAGACATAGACACAACAACACTTTTGGTGGCAGTACAACAATCTACATCAAACACTTCGTTAACAACATATAGACCATCAACAGACTATCTATCTTTAGGTAACGATTCTGAGGTATATTTCCTACAAGAAGGTCTAAATGGTTACTACGAAATTTATTTCGGCAATAACATTTTAGGTAAAAGTTTAAATAACGGTAATATTGTTCGTGTTTCATATGTTACAACTCAAGGATTAAATTCCGCTGGCGCAAATAATTTTGTCATAATGAATACTGTTGCAGGTTACAGTAACACGGTTATTACACCGATAACTTCTGCAACACAAGGTTCTCCAAAAGAAACCATCGACTCTATTCGTTTTCAAGCACCAAAATCTTATGCTGCACAAGGTCGTGCAGTAACTAAAGATGATTACATAACAGCGATTCAACAAAATACATTAGGTTATTCTTTTGATGCAGTGAATGTTTGGGGTGGCCAACAAAATGATCCTCCTGTTTATGGTCGTGTATTTGTTTGTATGAAACCGACTGGTGCATATACGATTACAGAAAATCAAAAATCAAAACTGATTAAAGACGTTTTAAAGCCAATTTCTTTAATGACAATTGAACCAACGATTGTTGATCCAGATTATACTTACGTACAAATTACAGCAAATGTGTTGTATGATCCAAAGAAAACAACTGCTACATCGGCACAAATTAAGGCTGCCGTTAGAAATGTTATCAATCAATACGCTAGGTCAACTTTAAATACTTTTAATTCGACATTCAAAGCGTCCGATTTCAACAATAGAATCAACGCAACCGATTCTTCTATTATCACAAATGAAATTTCTATCAAGTTACAAAAGAAATTCTTTCCAAATTTAAGTACACCAACAACATACAAACTATATTACGGAACAGAACTGAAAAAAGGTATGTTCTTGACTGGTATATTGAGTTCACCAACAGTGGTCTATAGAAATCCATTAAACTTGGCGCAAACTATTCAAGGCCTTTATATCGAGGAAGTACCTTCATCCTCAGGTGGTGTGGAATCTATTACAGTTACAAATCCTGGTTATGGTTATGAATATCCACCA